GCTTCAGCGGGCTGGGTGTTCACGTGGCAGGAGTGGGATTCGAACCCACGACCTCCGGCTTATGGGGCCGGCGAGCTGACCGAGCTGCTCTACCCTGCTGGCCACCAACGTAACCAACGGGCCCGACAGAGTAGCCCAGACACGCCTAGCGTCGACCAGCTGCTCGGCGACGCGTCGCAGCCTGCTGACGGGCCGCACCGACCCCAGCGTCGGCGTGCTTGGGTAGGAACAGGGCGGTCAGAGCGTGGACCAGGGCGTCGATGCGGTCCGGGCTGTCACCCACTCCGGTCCAGGCGGTCATCTGGTCCTCCAACGCTGCCAGGCGGGTGGTGCCGTCGGCGGCGTGCCTGACCCGGCCCACCTCATACAGGGCAGCGACACTTTCGGCGCGGATCCGCTTCGAGCGCGACGCGTGGACTCGGGTGACCGGTGGGGCGATGATCGGCCGCCACGACGGGTGCAGGCGCAGGTAGGACGCGACAGCGGTCTGCCACGACGTCTGCAGGACCGTCAGGACCATCTCCCCTCCCTGGTTGTCCTCGATGACGATCCCGGTGCCGGACCAGTCGAACACCGCGTGCCAGACTGCGACGCCCCACTCGGTCGGGGTGCCACGCAGGGACCGGTCGTCGACTACCCACCCGGTGCCTTCGGTGTCCATCGCGGTCACCACGATGCCCGTCTCATCACTGGTCGTCTTCGATGTGACAGCGGGGTCGACACCGACCAAGACGGAGCTCCACCGGTGCATGGAGTCGCCAGTGCGGCCACGGAACGCGCTGATCCACGACTCCTGCCACACGGTGCCCTCAGCGGGGGTGGGTCGCTGCTGGTAGAGCGCAGCCCACGTCCGTGCCGGCAGTGCGGCTTTGATCTTCTCCCACTGCGCCACGGTGCGCCGGCGCGCGCTGGCCATGAACTCCCCGAGTTGCCGGCCGAGCGGGTCGTCTGCCGGGTCCAAGGCTTCGGCCTGGGCGGGGATGCTGATGAGCTTCCACCGGTGGGCGTCCTCCTGGGCCAGGAGCCACCCAGCCAGGTCGTCCGGATGCCACCGGGTTTGGATCAGGACCACAGGGGCGCCCGGGGCGAGACGCGTGGATCCGGTGTCGGTCCACCAGTCGATGACGTTCTGCCGGATCGTGGGGGAGTCCGCGTCGGCGCGGTCCTTGATCGGGTCGTCGATGATCAGCAGATCCACGGGGCGGCCGGTCAGTGCGCCACCGATGCCGGCGGTGTACACGCCGCCTTCGTGGCCGTCGAGCTGCCACTCGTGCTGTGCGGCGAGGTCGTCGCGGATTCGCAGGCCGAGGGCTTTGCCGTGCTGGGTGATGGTGTCCCGGACTGCGCGGCCCCAACGCCTGGCGATGTTGGACTCATAGGAGATGATCGCGATGCGGGTGTCTGGGTTGCGGTGCAGCAGCCACAGCGGGAACCACCTGGAACACCGGAAACTGTTATGCGTTGGCAGCAGTGACCGGCCGGCCAGGTATGTGTGATCGGCAGAGTTGACCTCGATGCACATCACTGGGACCGACTCGGCCGGCTCAGCCCACACGTAGCGGATGCGTGCGACGGAGGAGTCCTTGCACCGCACAGCTTTGCGGGGAAGGTAGGCGGCATCCTTCAGGTAGAACCGGACCCTGTACCTCTCACCGCAGTCACGACCGGCGATGGTGGCCCGACCGGTCGTCAGAACGGCCTTTGCTCCCAGGGTGAACACCAGCTCGCGGACCTGCTCGGCCAGACGCCGGTTCATGTTGATGAACTCGACCTGGCCCTTCTCGATGACGTGGCCATCGGTGTCGATCAAACCCTGCAGGAGCGCGAGGCGCTGCCCGTGCGACGCCCTCATGTACTCCCTGGGTACGTGCTTGTCGCCCCAGACTCCGAGGTCGGTCAAGACGGCACGGGTCGCGCTGCGGTTCGTGGTCCCGCCAGGAGCGAGGCTCCAGGCGTACTTTGCTCCGATCTTGCGGCATGGGACACCTGTCGAGCGGATCCGGTCGGTGATCTCCGGGTCGGCTGATGTGATCTGGGCGCCGTTGGTGTGGCCATCGCCGAGCCAGGCGCCCAGCACGTAGGGATCCAGCGGCAGTTCTGCATGTGGCAGGTCAAGTGATGCAGGGCCGGTGATCCGGGCGTTCTTCAGTCGCGTCTTGGCGAGGTCAGTCGTCTCGTAGAGCCGTTCGGGTCCGGTGCGGGTGAGTTGGGCGACCCACTCGTGCGCGGCGTCAGCAACGATGGCCTCACCGTCACCCGTGCGGACCGTGTAGCAAGGGCGGTCATCCCAGACAGGTGAGGTCCAGGTGATCTGGCAGGGCTTCCCGTGCCGGTCGAACACCCAGTCTCCGACCCGGAGCTCCCCCATGGTTGACCATCCGAACGGGGTCGCGATTGGGGTGTCGAGGGCGAGTGCCTTGCCCTCTTGGGGGGGCATGCAGATGATGAGCCGCGCGTCCGGGGTGGTGGCGGCTTCGACGAGTGCGGCGTCGATCAGGTCCAGTGCGGGGGTTTGGATGGTGCGGGGGTCGAGGGTGACGGCGAGGTCGCCGGGGGTTGCGTAGGCGGCGCGCCAGTTCGGGTCGAACATGCGTGCTGCTTGCTCGAGGAACCCGGTTGTCAGGGCTACTCCAGCCGGGTCATGACGCGGCGCCAAAGTCGAAGTCGAGGCCGACCTGTAGGGGTTTACTGATGCGTTGCACGATGAGCGGCAGGTAGTCGGCTTCACGCTCGATGGCGATGCACTGGAAGCCCTCGAGGATGCACGCCTCTGCCGTGGTCCCTGAGCCACTGAATGGGTCGAGGACGGTCCCGCCGCGGGGTGTGACGAGTCGGACGAGCCAGCGCATGAGGTCCAGCGGCTTCACTGTTGGGTGGGCGACTTTGCCTGTCATTGCGGGGTCGGGCTGGAAGTCGGGCTCAGGACAGGCGCACGCGCCGCTGACGTTGATCTCTTGGCGTCCGCAGATTGTGCAGCGGGTTCGGATTCCTCCCCATGATGTGACCTCACCGTCACGCTGGTAGGTGGGCCGCTCAGTGGTGGGGGCTTTGGCTTCATAGCGGAACGTGGGGAAGAACCGCGAAGGTCCGCCTTGGTCGTCATACTCGGCACCCGTGGCCGTCATGCCCCATCCGTCACCATTAGCAGCGCCTCGGGGCTTGCCGATGCGTGACTGTGAGGTCCCGCTCTGCGCGTCGAGGGCGTCAGCTTGGGAGCCGTCGAGGACCACGTTCGCAGGCCAGCGGCCCGTGACGGTTGAGGACACGTCGCCGGGTTTCCAGTCGTCGTCGTGCATGACACCGAGGGATGACATACCGCGGTTGGTTCGCTCTTCGGCACCCACCCGGCATCCGTCGATGTTCAGCGCGCCCGTGCCATGCGCCAGGACGTTCGCGGCGACCGTGCCGATCAGTGGCTTGCGTCCGACGACGATGGGCTCATGCGCGGGCTTGAGAGCCGTGCCCCAGCCCTGCCATGTGGCGGCGTCGGGGGTGGCGGGAGCGGTAACCGCCACCTCATTGATGGGAACGAACTCCCTGCCGGGTGGGCGGTATCCCGAGGTGGTCTGGTCGGCCGCCGACAGGTATCCAGTGCGGCCCGCTGCGGTTGGTCGCGATCCAGTTACCTCACGCTCTGCCCCAGCCGCCTTGTCGATGGCCTTGGACACGTCCAGCGACTTCGGGAAGCCGCTCCCATAGAGCCATGCGATCGAGTCGCGGATCTCGAAGCCCGCATCCTCAATGGCGCACGCGAGCCGGTGAGAGGTGCGGGTGCCACCGAACGCGAGCATGTAGCCGCCCGGCTTAAGCACCCGCAGACATTCGACCGACCATGCTTCGCACCAGACCTGGAAGTCGTGCAGTCGAGGCAGTCGTTCGTTTGGGAAGTCCGGCGCGTCACAGGTGCACGGGTTGCCGCCTCGCTGCCAGTGGTCACAGTTGCGGCACTTCGGGTTCAGCCCACCAAGATGTGACGGACGTTCGAGCCGGTTCGCTCCGTCCGTGTAGCCGGTCGGCATCATCCCCGCGCTGGCCTTGCTCGTGGTCCGGTACTCGGGCGAGGTCTTCGAGGTGCGTCCGAAGGCGTTGTCCCTACCCGCGTCGTTCGGGTTCAGTGAGCGGCGGAAGCCATCAGCTCCGTCCCAGTCCTTGCCCATGAACTCAAGGCCATAGGGCGGGTCCGTGACGACCGAGTCGACCGAGTTGTCGGGCAGGGTTCGCAGCACGTCGAGGCAGTCGCCATGCCAAAGGGTCACCGCATCGTCTTGGTATTCAGGCTTCATGTTGCACCACCGGCGATGGCGCGCAAGTGTCGCGGCACGATACTGGCAACCTGGGAGAGTTGCTCCGGGGACAGATTCAGGTCGTCGAGGATCCGCCTGATCGCCTCAGCGACCAGGGCGCCCTGCTGCTCAGCGAGCTGGACGCGGCGTTCTTCGATGCCGGCCCGGATCGCCTCGGAGCAGACCTTGATGAGGCGGTCGCGTTCTCTCG